ACCCACCGAGGCGCGTTTTTACACTTAGAAGACCGCGAACTCCCCCGCCGCTGAATCCGACCAGGATACGTTTTTCTTTTCGACGGCCTCGGTGGGTGGAGGCGGAGCTAACGCGGCGGCTTCCTGTTCGCGCATCTCGGCGTGTTTTTTGAGGAGTTCGTCCATATTGGTGATTTTACTCTCGACAATATCTTCGGCAAATGTGGGAACAACAGGCGACGGGCGTTCAAGCATGGTATTGTATTTCCGCTGGAACTGTTCGAATTCGGTCTTGGCCTTGTCGATTTTCTCGCGGCGTTCGCGTTCCATATCAAACGCAGAGGGCGGCGGCGTATCGTATTTCCGGTCGTTCATAAATACCAAAGAAGGAGAGTCGAGAGACGAATACGACTGGATTTCCATTTTGACGGGTTCCTGACTCTCGGCAGCCACGGTTGGTTTGGGCAATAACCGGACAAAGTCTTCCGCAAACGATTTGAGCGCGGTCTTGTTTTGTTCGGTCAACCATTGAGCTTTGGGTATTTCGGGAGTCGGAAGCGAAGTTATTAATTCGTATTGTGTGCGTATATTCTCGCGAAACCAGGCTTCTTGCTGCTGGGGGAATAAAAAGACGAATTCCGACCAGCGGGGGGATTTCTGGATGATTTCCCATAGGAGTGTTTGGTTCGTTGGGTGTACAAATAAGGCGGCATACTGGTTTTTCATTGGATGGATATACATCCACCACGCGCGATTTTTTATTATGTTTTTCGTATAATACAACTAAAACCCAAACCAAAACAAAATAAACACAATATGCGTATTATAATACTCTCGACTATACCTCCAAAACAATCATGAAATCCGCCGAACAATTTACGAATATTCATCGCCGAATCATGGCCCTGTATGAGCGCGGCCATAAACTGGAGACGGAGCAACTGGAACGCGCGATTGACGGACTGATTGGCGCGACGATTCAGATGGTCCAAACGCGAAACGCGGAAGAAACCCAGCAGCAAGGAGTGGCCGAACAAAAATAAAACAACAACCGCGTAAAAAAGTATATAAAGTATTTCAACACTACCTTATATATTTTCTATGACCGACCATGCAAAACCAGTCGTCGTCGAAGTTCCGGCGAATTTCAATACAGTTGTATTCGACTTTTTGAATGATTTGTCGACGACGTTCCCCGAATATGCGTTTTTGTGGAAAAGATGGAGAGTCGCGGAAATGTCCGTTTCGGACCAAGAAGAGTTGTTTATGTATTTCACGAAAGTATTCCCCGAGCGATTTTTCGACATCCTCTACCAAAACGAAGACATTTTCAATCCCGAGAACGATATCAACACGGCGTTTTTGCCCAATGTGGAGTTCAAGTTGTTGTTTCATTGCGCGAACATCACTGAGAATACCAAAAAGGCGATCTGGAAGTATTTACAGCTCATTCTCATCAGTGTGCTCGGTTCGGTCCAGAACAAATCCACCTTCGGAGACGCGGCGAATCTATTTGAGGGATTGGACGAAGGTGTCATCCAGGAGAAACTAAACGAAACCATCGAGAGTATTGGCGAGTTTTTCAAGAAAATGGAATCGGAAGAATCGGAGGCATCCGATTCCGCCGCTGCTCCCGATTTGGAGGAGGAATTCAAACAAACATTCCATTTTGACGGGACAGCACCGGACATGCCCAACGCCGAAGAACTACACGAACACTTGAAGGGATTGTTTGATGGCAAGATTGGTAGTTTAGCAAAAGAGTTGGCGGAGGAAATCACGGGTGATATGAAGGATTTGTTCGACGGAGAGGGAAACGATATTCGCACGACACAAGACCTCCTCAAAAAAATGCTGAAAAATCCCAAAAAGATGATGGATTTGATGAAGAATATTGGGGGCAAACTCCAGACCAAAATGAAGAACGGCGATATTTCGGAGGAGGAAATCATGCGCGAGGCGAGTGAGATTATGGGCAAGATGAAGGGAATGGGTGGAAACGGGGGATTCGCGGACATTATGAAGAATATGGCGCAGGGATTTGCGGGTGGAAAGGCCAAATTCGATATGGGTGCGTTTTCGCGCATGGAAAAGAAGATGTCGGCGAAGGAGCGTATGTTGAACAAGATGGAACAGCGCAGAGAGGAGAAGGTCAAATACTCGCTGAACAAGACGGATACTCCCGACACGTTTGTGTTTAAACTGGATGAAGAAGAGGAACAAAAGAAGACGACGATGCGGGACATCGAGGCATTGGCGAGGGAAATCGAAGCGATGCCGGAAGCCAAGCCAGCAGCCGCAGCCGCTAAAAGCGGAGGCAAAAAGAAGAAGGGCAAGAAATAAGTGAAGAGTTTTGGGTGTATTCCATAAAATATATACATATACTATAAGTTCGTTTGTTGGAATGTTTTTGAAATACGTCAATGTACCGGTTTTTATAATCAGTTTTGCGATCGGAGTGCTTTTAGTATATGTATATGCCCCCGGGTCTCGAACAATTCTGGTATATCCCACTCCCGAGAACGTGGCATTGCTACAATACAAGGACGCCACCGGAGCGTGTTTCCATGTAAAGGAGCAGGAGGTCAAGTGTCCTGATAAAAAAAGTGAAATCAGCAAAATTCCCGCACAATCATAACATAATGTAAAAATTCGTTGGCATAAATGTATTCTGTATTATGTATAGGCAGCAATGAATGTCAAACGATTATTGCATACTCCACTGGGACAGTTTTTCGTTAGTATTCTCTTAGGTCTTGGTCTGGCTGCATTATTTCGACGGACGTGTATGTCGAAGAATTGTATCGAGTTTAAGGGCCCAATACTCAGCGAAGTAGAGGGCAAAACATACCAGCACGGTGAAAAGTGTTATAAATATACATTCGAACCGGCTAAGTGTGATTCCATGAAGAAGACGGTCGAGATTGAGTCCTCGGTCGCACAATCGCAGTCTATTTTTTAATGTCTGGTCGTGTGGATTTTAATCCACAGACCAGCATATATGGCAAGACGAGAAGATTGATGCTAATGCGAAGCATAGGCATCAATCCCCTCGTCTAAACATTAAAAAATGTCTGGTCTTGTCGTACGTTCCATACGTTAAAGTCAAAACTATCTTATAAAACATAGTATATAATAGTTTAGGTAGTATGTCAGATTCTACCCGCATCGCGGATTTACCCGAAAATAACGCGACCATTCAACCTTCGTATGCTGCGCCGCCGCAACCACCGCAACATCATCAACCTCCGTCGCAACAACAAATGCCGAGTTATATACAGGGTTTAGACGTTCCAGTAGAAACGCAGAATTATGTTCAAATGAACATCCACCCCAACCCATACGGCCACGGTCCCCCACAGCACGGCGGGTTGGGTATGCCGCAACAAACCCATACTACGCGTCCATCGAATAACCCGTATATTGTCCAGAACGACCGTCCGCCGCATCTCGCGCATTTACCACAGCACCAGCTCCCGTCGAGAGACATTCCGCAAGACACCATCGGATATACCAACGACGAGGAAATAACGGCCAATTATATTCCCGCTCCTCCCAAATCGTCGGTGGATTTCGTCAAGGAATACGAAGAAACGCAGCAACGCCGCGACCGCGGCAATCGCCGGCGCGACCGTGCGGTACGTTCTCTCGAGGAGTTTTTGTCCGATGTGCGTGTTCCGGTTATTATTGGTATATTGTTCTTTTTGTTTCAGCTGCCGCTGTTTAACCGCACACTGATTCATTATGTGCCGAGCATTGTGATGGAAGACGGTTTGTTTAGCGTGTATGGATTACTCTTGAAAAGTGGACTGTTTGGTTTGGCGTATTATTCCATTGAAAAGGGAGTAGCCATGCTGAATGACCTATAGAGTAGGGGGACCCAGGTCCCCCCTACGACCCCCTCCTTGCGGGCGCGCAAGCGCGCCATAAAGATGGACTTGTATGAGAATCTATAACTCTCATACAATAATACTCTCGGCAAAGACCTCGGCATAACCTTGGGTGGAACCGAGCATCTTGCCCGAGTTTGTTGCTGAGGTCTTTGCCTTGTTTTTATTTATTTTTGAACAACGGATTGCTTTACATCCTTATTGGCAAGGGAAGGGGTCGTAGGGGAAACCGTAGGTTTCCCTACAATAGCAATCACAATAACTGGAATGCTTCCCAAACAAAGTAAAAGCAGAGCCAACGCCCACCAAGCCACATTTTTGATGGTTGTGCTAAACAACCACGTAATGCCCACCAACACCACAAAGTTGACAATAAACGTAATAATCTCGGCATCGCGAACGTCGTTCGATTTCTGTATAATCCGCATAAACGTGGTATACGCCAAGAAATACGCGAATATGGCCGTCCATTTAGCAGCAGGGTATGTCGGGCTAACCATCAACACCGAATGAAACGACACGTCCGACAACCCGGGGTCAATACCCATAAGCACCGCCGCCAAAAACAGAACTACCCCCACAACCACCGCGGTTATCAGGAAATCGACGTTCGATTTGATACCATACGTAAGCAACACTACCACCAGCAACATCGCGGTGGTCTTAAAGAAATCGATTATCTTCGGAGCAGGAGACGACAATTCGCCGATAAAATTACAGTTTCCGCCCTTCATGCCTCCTCCTCCGGACATGCTTCCTCTAATATCTTCTACTAAACGATTCCCGAAAAAGTCGGTGTCATACGGCTTGTTCCCCAGATGAAACATGACCGTCAAGAATAACCCCACGAAAAACACGACCAAAAAGGTAATGTTAATCGCCTTCTTGATTTCGGGGTAGTTCGGGTCCGAACCGATGCTTTTCTTTCCGCTGGTCCCGACCAATTTACAGTTCTTGAGTTGGCTGGCGGCACGGTCTCCGCTGACTTCAAACTTGATATTGTCGATTTTTTCGGCATAATCCGGGAGTGTTTTTTGGTTAATGGTCGAGGTGCGGGCCATAGTGGCCGAAGAAACCGGGATAGATACCATGTAATTGTTGTTCCGGTCGGTGCGAATAGTATGCTCCTTTTCGGCAGTCGCCTGTAGTAAATATTTGTTCATAGCAAATGGAACCGACTGGGTTCCAGAAGGCTGCGGATTGGCCGAATAGCTATATACCGATGTGAGCAGATTATACAACCCGCCGCTGGGGTCGACGGTGGTCTTGCCGTCGTTGACCAAATCAATATAAAAATAATACGTGGTCGCCACACTGGTAGAATAATCGGTGTATTGGTTGACCAACACAACGTGCCCTTCCGCGTCGGTGCCGTTGTTGATGAGCCAGATTTGGTTTAGCGAATACGTTTTGCCGTCATACATCACCTTCGAGTTGCTGCTTTGTATGTCTGGGTAATTGATAACGTTTACGTTGCTCGAGACATTAATCATCGTATTGTCATCATAGTTTATGGTAATACTCATCCGAAATCTATATTATAGCAATATAGATTTCATTTGATTCTTTCTTTCATTGGATATCTCCTATCGTTTTTCGGATAAAGCTCGGAATGTGTTTGTATACATCCGCCAAATCGTCCCTTCCAAAAATATACTGACAGTTCTCTACCATCTTGCCGGTGGTGATCTCTTTATAGTCTTTCACATTAGCAAACACATACGATTCGTGAATACCTAAATTCGTTTCGCGGACTTCTTGGATCGTATTTTCGTTCATTTTCGTTAAATTTTGCTGTATTACATCCTCTCTCGATAACCCGTTCGTCATTGCGTCTTCTGCCGGAACTGGCAGAATCGGTTCGACGCGAGCAGTATACAGCTTCGGAGGAGGAGATTTGGTTATTGTATTGTTTGGCGGTTTGAACATCATATAATGAATGACGGGCTCTGTGTCCTCCGACAATACCACCTTGATAACGTGTAATACTTGTTTGGTCGCGTGGACAAACGACTCGGTTAAAATCACATTGTTCTCGTCGCGCATGACTATACGGTATGTGTATGGTATAATCAGCAACTGATGCTGGCGTTTTACGATGGTTTCGTTGGTTTTCTTGTCTTCGACCACCGCACTCGAAATGTCCGACTCCGTGTCGATTTTCGATATAAAATACAAATACGGTTTGAGACGGCGATACAGAATGTATAGTTTTGCCAGGATGTGTTCGAGAGTCAGTTGAGATGAACCGCCAATATGTTGGAATGCGGCAGCTACGGTTTTTGTGGCAAAAGATGCTGCGGCTGACAATGCGTCAGATGCTTTGAATCTGTTATTGCTGGTGGAGGAGGGATTGGTATTCTGGATACTTGGGGTTTTCTCATCATTAGGCTTGATTTTCGTTTTAATATCATCGATTTTCTTTTGAATCGTCTTGATTTCCGTTTCAATCGTGCCGATTTGCGTGTTAATATCATTGATTTTCTTTTGAATCGTGCCGATTTCCGCGCTAATACTATCGAAATCGGCATTAATACTATCGAAATCCGCATCAAATTGTTGCTTGAGAGCTTTACGATACGCGTCTTCGTATATATTGGGCTTATTGCCGGCTTTTTTTCGAGCGGCTTTATCCGGATAAAACCCGCTTAATATGGTAAAATATAGATCGAACCGGATACCACGTGTTTCGTGTGTGAACAGTTTTTCCAATCCATCATAGGTTGGTTGCTGGATGATTTGATTATCGAATACACTCTCGAAATGCGCGAATATCTTTTCGTTATTGGATATGTCAAACCAAATATTCGGTGCGTTTTCGTCAAACAATTTCTTCGTAACGGTTGGGGGGGTATTGAACGAGGCTTCAGTGTAAAAATGGTGGCCATTCACATAAATATCGGGCATGATGGTCGAAAACTCATTTATAAACCCTTTTTGATCTGCGTTGAATTTCGTTGCTATATAGTCGACGATTGGCTGGTCTTCGAATACATTGAACTGCTTGTATTCGACCGAATAGGCCAGGCGCGAGAGTCCGTTCATTGCGGATTTTTTGACGCTATCATCGATATAATTGGCGGCTTCTTTTATTTTGTCTGATGTAGCTATTGCTGCGTCTTTGAATTGGCTACCTTTATCCTTTGCGTAGTTGTAATTTTCTGTGATTTTTTTTTTTACTGCTTCTTTGAATTGGCTACCTTTATCCTTTGCGTTTTTGTATAGTAGTGATGCATATCTGGCTAATCCGCCAGAATACGGCGAGCTCAGTGCGGTCTTTAATAAACGGTCGAATATCTGTTGTTTGAGCTTGTCGTTAGCCAGTCTATTCTGTATATCCTTAACGAGTTTCGTAATACTATGTGCTTTTTCGTTAAGTTTTGTAAGTGCTTGAAGCTCTCCATCCAGGCGTTTCTTTTCTTGTATTTTACCCTCTTTTTGTTTTTGAAGATTATTTAATTCGTTAGCAAGCCGTTTTGTTTCGTATTCATCAAGCAGTTTTGGGGGGTATTTATAAGTGGCTAATCCTGTTAGTATTGCGCCTTGCGCAATTTGGTTTGCTTTATCAGAAGCTACCTTTTTCTCTGTTTCTTTATGAGATGTAAATTTCGCTTGACTCTCTCTGTCATTTTTGTCTCTATCATCTTCGAGCAATGCGTTTTTGTTTGGGTTATCCGCAACTGCGGGTTCTTCTACCGGTTGAACATCGGGATGTGTTTGCGGGTTAGGGTTTGCTATGCTTTTACTCGCAGCTTCAACCGCAGCGTTTGCCGCAGCAGCAGCAGCAGCTTCTTCATCAGCCAGTTGCTTTGCTTTCGCGTTTGCCGCAGCAGCAGCAGCTTCATCAGCCAGTTGCTTTGCTTTCGCGTTTGCCGCAGCAGCAGCAGCAGCTTCATTAGCCAGTTGTTTCTGTTTTTCTTCTTCCTGGTCAAGTGGCCGTTCATATAACTCGTAGCTGTTTAGCCATAATAATACCCGGTTTTTTATTCGCACATCGAGAGTCTCCATATACATATACACCATTTAGTTTTTTATACCACAATCCACGCGACCAGACATTTTTCAAAAAGGCAAGTATTGGAGCAACGACGTCTCATAGACAGTTGCTCTAAATTGGTCGTTGTATCCGTCCACGAATACCATATCCCCCGTCGAAATACTATCGCAGCCATACTCTCCCGTCCCGCTTTTCCCGTTGACGCGAACCGGCAATTTCGTGTGTATTTCGCCCGCGGTATTGGACATAGTATAGTATTGCCATTTGTCGCGACCGTTCCACAGATTGCGGCCCATCAACGGCAAAATCAGGTTGTCGCTGCCCCCATTTTTCGTCAGAATTCCGACCTGGCTATATGCCGTTTCGACCGTACTCGTCGGAATGTTTACCGGCAACCCTCTTGGAGGCAACAATACCGTTTGTTTCAGTGGGGGAATATACGGATTGTCGAGTGGATTGGACGTCTCACTCACATTGGTATTGGACACTATCAGGGTGGGCGAGCGCGATACGCGCTTTGGGGTCTCGCGGTTTCCGAACATAACATAATACAAATACAAGACCAATCCCCCAATAAAAACAACTAAACCGAGAGTCAAATGGTGGGTGGTTAGAACAATCGCGTCATTCACGGCAGCAGCAGCGCCGCCGCGAATGTTTGGTTTTTGGAGTTTTCGCGGCATATACTATATATACACAACTATATATAGTATTGTATTGGATATGCCGCCAAATAGAGAGTCATATAGATTCTCATACAAGTCCATCCTATTGATACCCGGGCTTTGCCCGGGTATCTCAAAAGGGAAGGGGTCGTAGGGGAAACCGTAGGTTTCCCTACTGGAAGACCTTTTCAACTATTTTGCCCGTTCGTTTAATATATGGCGTTGCGGGTCGCATGTAATCCGGCACTCTCTTCGTCATATCATACGCAACCTTATCTCCGACCGTCTTCAATTTCGCGGCGTCGGTTAGAATGTCGTTCACCTTGATGACCTTGTTATTACACGTATAACACTTCTTGATGATCGCCGGGGGGAATTTCGTGAAATGAAACCCGATATAGCCCGCCAACATGTCGTCGCCATCGCTAATCCGTTTGAACGCACTCTCAAACATGGGCATCAAATCAATCCCCGTTCCGAACTTAAAAATGAATGCCGTCAGCGGAAAAATCAAATACAATACGCTGGCAACACACGTTATTATATGCGCCACGAAACACGCTGGCAGATTGACGAAAAACGAAATAATACAGTTGATATATTTCATGAAAAACGAAACCAAGAATGTAAACAGCGACACGAGGTCTTCTACGCCCAACAGCGACGATTTGACAGCGCCCTCCAGACCCAACGCGAGTGCCAAGCCGGCGCTCGTGATACCCTCAAATATCATATCGAACTTCATGGGGATTTTCAATATCGAAACGATTAACTGGATAAGTGAATCACTGAACCCATCGGGGTCATCTTTAGTTGGTTCTCCCCGTTTGGGTTCGGTCTTGTCTTTGTTTTCGGGTTTGACGTATGGTCCCTGATTGATTCCGCGACTATATGAATCCGCCGACGGAAATGCGCTCGATGACGCGGCCGTTATTTTGTCGGCGAAATTGCCAAAATCGAAATCCGGCGTTTTGGGTTCTATACGAGGAAGCATATAGGAATCCGATGGGGCTTCGGGTTCCGGTTCCTTTAAAGGAGGCGACACAGAAGGCGATTCCCGGTATTTCCGTTCTTGATTTAAATGCTCGGGCAATACAATACTCATGATTTACATTGTATAGAGAAATGGATGGGCCACGCAACAAGACTATAGATTGAAAATACTAAAGATGTTGCCGAATCCTCGGGAGTATGTTCCAAGTGGTTGGCCGATCTTGCGTGGTGCCTCGGAAGTAACCACGTTAAAGAATCGCGACCCGCTCCGCTTGAATCCCGGTGTGTCGGGTGTGAGAGAGCACGTATAGCATTTCTTTATAATCGAATCAGGGTAATGGATTAAATGAATACCGGTTTTGGAATGGACAAAATCGTTGAATTCGGTCAGTGGGCCATAAGCGCTATATAACATCCCAACCAGACTAATATTGAGCATCCGTTTGATAATGACTTCGTCCAGAATCGACAAAATGGAGGAAATAAACAGGAATACCAAGAGTAGTATCAAATCGATAATATAAAAAATAATACAGACATTCATGTTGTTTATGTTTTCGACCATACAGAAAAGCAGCACGAACCCCATTTTGAATCCTTGGATGCTAAAGTCGAAGGTGCTGGTAAATAGATTCATCGAGAGTGTAATCGTGTTCGTAATTGCCTGTCTGGTCGCATCCAATAACTCGCCAAATCCTCGCGCTACAGTAGGTGCTTTTGCTAAAATATTGATGCCGATTGGAACCATCTTGAACACGGCCGGAAAGGGGAAATCGGCTTCTACGTCTTTTGCGTCCGGCAGAGATTTATAGCCTGGGTCGCCGTCAGCCTGGGTGGGCTCATCCGCAAATGACTGTGCGTTATTGTTAAACTCGGCATTCTTCTGGGCCTCGGATTTGCCAACTCCTGCGAATTTCGAAGCATCCACGTCGACCGACACCGATTTCGCTTTCGCGATGAGTTGTTTGATGCGAGATGCTTTGATTGGTTGATAAATAACCGGCGGCGGTGTATATTCATGTGTATCTCTCTCGTAGTTTGTAATCATATTACTCTTGCTTTATATATTGCGATATGAATATATATTGCGTTTACGGCAGGTTGTTTATTTTTTATTGTTATTCTCGATGTCTTTGGCAGCTGCGCCGATTTGCATAGTCAATGCTTCGGCCTTGGACATGTAGGGCTCGATTTCCTTAAATCCGTCGGTAATCTTCCCCTGTAATTCCAGCAATTCCCTGCCGTCGTTGAGGATTTGCTTTTTCTTTTGTTCGACGAAATCGGGTTTCTTTCCCACGGGATTTCCGGATATATCTAAACCAGAGGGTTCCAGTTTCGACAGCATGTTTTCCTTGGGAGGCTTCTCGAGTCCGTCATCCTCTTCGTCTTCGTCTTCGTCCTCGTCCTCGTCCTTCACCGCGTTGTTTTCGGGAGTCATTTCGTCAAACCCTTCGATGCGCCCACTACTGCCCAGCTTGAGCAGGTTGGTAATAACAAGCGAAATCACGAGGATAACGATCATGTTTTTGCTAAAAAACGAGGTCAAGAATCCGACCAGGGCGAAAATCACAATATACGATATGTTTTTACTGATGGCGAAGGCATACAAATTGCCGAGTGCGATCGCTAAGACCGCGTACAAAACATAACGGTTGTACAAAATGGCCTTTGCTCTCGGACTACTGGCAATATTACGCATTTTGCGCGAAAACTTGTCAAACTGCTTCATAATATTATAGTATCTACCTATATATTTTGCTCTAAAGTAGTAGGGAAACCTACGGTTTCCCCTACGACCCCTTCCCTTTTGGGATACCCGGGCAAAGCCCGGGTATCAATAGGATAGCGATTGTATGGCAAGCAATACATCTCATACATACAAACAATACACAATGGTCCGCAATGACCTCGGCAAAGACCTCGGGCATAACCTCGGTCGGAGACAAACATCGTGCCCAAGATTGTTGCCAAGGTCTTTGCCGAGAGTATGTTGTATGAGATGTATTGCTTGCCATACAATCTCTATGCTTGTTGTTGCTTGTCGTTCCGCGGCGTTAGCCGTGGAACAAGAAGCGCCAGTAAGGGAAGGGGTCGTAGGGGAAACCGTAGGTTTCCCTACCCTACAGAGAAAATAAAATCAGCAAAAACTAACTTAAACCTTACAAAATATACAGTTCATCCATAAAATCGCCGGAATATATTATTTAGGAATGTCTGAAACTCTCGAACCACTACTGCGCGAAGACGAGAATCGTTATGTTATGTTCCCTATTCAAGACGATAGTATTTGGAAAATGTATAAAAAGCAAGTCGACTGTTTTTGGAGGGCGGAAGAAGTAGATCTCTCGAAAGACCTGGCAGATTGGGCGAAGTTGACGGCGGACGAAAAGCATTTCATCTCGATGGTATTGGCGTTTTTCGCCGCATCCGATGGAATTGTTATGGAGAATTTGGCGATGCGTTTCATGAACGACGTTCAGCTCTCGGAAGCGCGGGCATTCTACGGTTTCCAAATCGCGATGGAAAACATCCATTCGGAAATGTACAGTTTGCTCATTGATACGTATATTCATGACTCGGAAGAAAAATCGCGTTTGTTTTGCGGGGTCCAGAATTACCCGTGTATCTCCAAAAAATCAGAATGGGCCAAACGCTGGATTGGCGACAACCGCAGTTCGTTTGCATCCCGTTTATTAGCCTTCGCGTGTGTCGAAGGCATTTTCTTCAGTAGTTCGTTTGCATCTATCTATTGGATCAAGAAACGCGGCTTAATGCCCGGCTTGACGCTTTCGAACGAATTCATTTCGCGCGACGAGGCGCTCCACACCGAATTCGCGATTTTACTTTATTCGAAACTCAACAAAAAACTTGCCAAGAAGCGTGTCCACGAAATAATCCACGAAGCGGCCGAGATAGAAAAAGAGTTCATTACGGAAGCTCTGCCATGCCGTCTCATTGGAATGAACGCCAATCTCATGTGTCAATACATTGAGTTTGTGGCGGATAGATTGTGTGTGCAGCTGGGATACGAGAAGATATACAAGACGGCCAATCCTCTTGATTTTATGGAGCTGATCAGCGTAGAGAGTAAGGTCAATTTTTTTGAAAGAGTTAACTCGGCATATTCCCTCGCAAATAAAACGGTCGATGAAAATGTGTTTGAGTTTACGGCCGATTTTTAATATCGGTATGTGCGGATAAAATATATATAACTGATTTAAATATTTGTCTCATAGTTATATTTATTAGACAAATGTGTAAAGAAATCGACTGTTATAAAACCACTGGGGTTAACACACCCGGCTCGAAAACTGGGGTGTATTGTTCTACACATAAAAAACACGGGATGAATAACAACAAAAGCAGACAATGTATCCATGATGGATGTAAAACTCGGCCAGTATTCAATGTAGAAGGCTCGAAAATAGCGTTATATTGTGCTGTGCATAAAAAAGACGGGATGAACAACATCAAAAGCAAACGATGTATCCATGATGGATGTAAGACTCTACCCGTATTCAATGTAGAAGGCTCAAAAGAAGCATTGTATTGTGCTCTGCATAAAAAAGATGGAATGGTGAATGTCAAAGATAAACGCTGTATCCACGATGGGTGTAAGACTCGACCAGGATTCAATGTAGAAGGCATGAAAGAAGCGTTGTATTGTGCTGTGCATAAAAAAGATGGAATGGTGGACATCAAAAACAAACACTGTATACACGATGGATGTAAGACTGTACCCGTATTCAATGTAGAAGGCTCAAAAGAATCATTGTATTGTGCTGCGCATAAAACAGATAGTATGGTGGACATCAGAAACAAACGATGCATTCACGATGGATGTAATACTCGACCAGTATTCAATGTAGAAGGCTCGAAAGACGCATTGTATTGTGATACTCATAAAAAGGATGAGATGGTGAATGTCAAGGATAAACACTGTATCCACGATGGGTGTAAGACTATACCAATATTTAACAAAGAAGGCTCTAAATCCGCATTGTACTGTGCTGCGCATAAAAAAGATGGTATGATGGACATCAGAAACAAACGCTGTATCCACGAAGGGTGTAACAAACAACCAGTTTTTAATGTAGACGGGGCAAAAACAGCATTGTTTTGTGCTGTACATAAAGAGGATGGAATGGTGGACATCAAAAGCAAACGCTGTATACACGATGGATGTAATACTCGGCCAACATTCAATGTAGAAGGCTCGACAGAAGCATTGTATTGTGCTTTGCATAAAAAGGATGGAATGGTTGACATCAAACACAAACACTGTATACACGAAGGGTGTAAGACACAATCAGTATTTAATGTAGAAGGCTCGAAAATAGCATTGTTTTGTGCCGCACATAAAACGGATTGTATGGTCGACGTGAAAAACAAAAAATGTAAAACTCATTTGTGTTCAACCCGTGTTCAAGAAAAATACGACGGTTATTGCCTCTTTTGTTATATGCACTTGTTCCCAGACAAACCGGTATCCCGCAACTACAAAACCAAAGAATACTCGGTAGTCGAACACGTAAAAACGAAATTCCCCGATTTACCATGGGTAGCAGACAGAATAGTAAACGGCGGCTGTTCCAGACGCCGACCGGATTTATTACTGGATTTATTATACCAAGTTGTCATTATAGAAATCGATGAAAACCAACATACCGATTATGATTGTAGTTGTCAAAACAAACGCATAATGGAGTTATCGCAAGACGTAGGACACCGGCCCATCGTGTTTATTCGGTTTAACCCAGACGATTACAAAAAGGACGGAACAAATATAACTTCGTGTTGGGGTCAAGATAAAAACGGAATATGCGTTGTAAAGAAATCGAAAAAAAGCGAATGGACCCAACGGTTGAATACATTGGAAGAACATATCAATTACTGGATAGCCCCAGAAAATACCACAGACAAAACAATTGAAATAATCCAGTTGTATTATGATGTGTAAGAGATACAACCATAGCCAAAAAATACATAGTACACAAATATGTATTTTTATTTTGTTTATTTCTTCGCGTTCTTTTTTTCGGCTGCTTTGCGTTGCCGCTCAGCTTCCTTTTCCGCTGCCTTGCGTTTTTTTTCGGCTTCTGCTGCTGCTGCTTTGCGTTGTCTCTCAGCTTCTAACGCGGCTTGCTTTTCCGCTGCCTTGCGTTTTTTTTCGGCTTCTGCTGCTACTGCTTTGCGTTGTCTCTCAGCTTCTAACGCAGCCGCCTTGCGTTCTTTTTCAGCTTCCTTTTCTGCTGCTTTGCGTTGTCTCTCGGATTCTAACGCAGCCGCCTTGCGTTCTTTTTCGGCCGCTTTTTCGGCCGCCTTCCGTTCCTTTTCGGCTTCTTTGCGTTCGTCTTCGTTATCGTCTTCTTCGGAAAAACGTTTGATTTCGTCTTTCATGAGTCCCGTTTTTTCTTTTACGAATTCTTGAAGTTCTTCGTTTAGATCGGAGATGTCTTCCAGCGCGTCTTTCGCGACTTCATTCACCTTGTTCGCCTTTTTCTCGGCCCTTTCCAGTTTTCTCCGCTCGATATCTTCTCTACGCAATGTTTGGATGTGTTTCTTCAGCATTTTCCGTATGGTTTTTCTGACCGCTCGTTTCTTTTTGGTATACGCGCCTTCGATTTTCGCCAATTCGCCCAAATGGCCCTTTACGCGTTTGGTGGTGTTATTCCGTACTCCTTTAAACGTTTTCATATTATCGGCCAATACCCGCTTTATTACATTGCGTTCGTCGGAAGTAAAATCCGGGTTTTTCATTAACTCCCGGAGTTGCTGAATGCGATTCTTTTGCGCGCCGGAAATGAGAGGCATAAGTTCGCCGATTCGGGCCTTTTCTTGTTGAATTGTATCCAATCCAGCCTGGACCATACGCGACATTGGATGACTATTTATCAGTTCATCCTGTTTCGCGGTGGATAAATACACTCGCGACGTACATTTCCTTTTCAGGCGTCTATATGTAGAACGCGTGAGTCGTTTGAATTCTCTCGGATTGGTTTCGGGATATTCTCGCATTTGACCTAACACGGCCCTACGAGTATTCTTGATATCGTTTATCCTGGCGCGGATATCCTTCAGAGAACCCCCTGCATCGTTTATTTCGGTCTGTTTGTCGATAATTTTCTGAATAATTGGCCGGATTGTGGCTCGGCATTCGCTCACGGTTTTCGCTCTACCTACAAAAGCACAATCTTCCAAATACCTCTTGAAATCCTTCAGTTTCAACTTGCGTTTGGTTCTGTTTTTAATATTATTGACTACAGTAGCCGCCTCCGCCAGTTCCATGTCGATTTCGCGTGTAGCAAGTTGTTTGTCCACCATTTTGAGCTTGCGGAGTTCTTGTTCGGTTTTGATAAGAGGAACATTTACATTGTGTATAATCGGGCGAGCGAATTGGCGCGCGTCGTTTTCCCGGTTCAAATAGCTGATATGTCCGGCAATATGATCCAAGAAATACTCTCGGCCTTCTTTCGTAAACCGTCCGGCTTCATCCAAATACGCAGCCGCGAAACTGTCGATTTCCGAGGGTAATTGCTGGTAGGGTTCTTTACACAAATTCACGAGTTTAACCAATTCCATGGGACTGCTGGTGATGGGCGTGGCGGTCATTAATAACAAACGCACGGATTCGGCCCCCGAAACCGCATACGAGTTCATTAACGCCGCGCGAAGAGCGTCGGTATCGGGACGTTCGATGGAGGACAAATCGCTCTGACCGAACAGCTTGTGTGCTTCGTCAATAATGAGCAGGGTTTTGTGTAGGGGATCGACCTCGCCGTTGCGTTTCACCAGTTGTTCGTATAACTTGTTTTTCCGACTGACCAAATTACTGAATTGTTTGTAGGACATTGGGCGAATTGACCACGCTTTCGACAATAAACGCATACGTTTGGCGTTTACATCGGGAATATCCAAACCCCGGTCGAGTTCGTCTCGGATCTGCATATTACATACTTGGTCAAACATGTTTTTCCAAATATCGTTTTTCAGCGTGGTGCGGGTAACCCATAAAACAGTGTATCCGGCGGGAACAAACGTACTGGTGGCCGTCGCGATGGCAGTACATGTTTTGCCCGTTCCGACTGATTGATACAGCAACATGCCTTTGACTCCGCACTCGGGAACAAAATAATGGCGAATGAAATCTTGGGTTGGTGAAAACTTAATCTTGGATGCCCCGCCCTTCATCGAGTTGGGGCCTTCGTATCCGCACAAATTCTCCATTTTCACGGGCGCCCACATATATTCCTGAAAATGCTCGTGTACATACTTACGCATAGCGTGGTGTGTGCCAGGGGCTCCTCCTTTGCTCGCTCGGCCTCCTCCTCTTAGGGGCGAATCATCCGCATCTACTGCAAAGGAATGGACCGCGCGGTTCAAATCATAATCGACCGAGCCTTCGATGACCGCCTGTTCCATTTCGTCGGTTAGATTGATGAGACGCACGTCGATGTTTTTGGAGCGCAGGTAATACTCAAACGCAGTGTCCGTCATTTCGAACTCGGATTTCAGGTTATCTCCAAACACGATATCGTATTTGAATATGTGAAGTGGCCAGCCCAATTGAGGATGGAATCGCAAGCCTTTTTGGCCGCAGGTGCGTGTGCCGCGTCCAATGACTTGTTTTTGGTCAGCGGCGGTTTCCTGGGGTTCATAGATATGAATATACTTGATATCGTACAAATCAATGCCTTCCTTGAACCCACCGTCCATAACGATAATACGCGCCAATTCACCGTAGACGTTATCGGGACGTTGGTTGAATTTGCGCAAAATGGCCTTCTTGGTTTCGACACGGAGCGCACTCCCGAAAACGGACACCGATGACATCAATAAAAAGTTGTTGTATTTGGTTTTCAACAGGTCCTCGTCGGATTTCAACGAAATGGCCGCCTTCTTGGGTGCGCCTCCGTTCATCTCGTCGTCGGAATCGGAGTCCGAGTCCGATGAGTCGTCGTCGTCGTCGTCGGAAGACGAAGAAGAATCGTCCGAATCCGACTCGGATTCACTGAATTCGCCGTGTACGTGGTTTGGGGATAGCCGCCGAGGCAGTGCTGCTTTGGGGTTGACGACCGTTGTTGTCGTAATGGATTTCTTGCGGGTAACGTTTCTCAGATGATCCGGAATATCCATCCCCAGGTTATATCCATCCGCAATAAGTGCAGACGCGATAATCTTGGCACCGTAGTTGGTTTTGATATCGGAAAACACGAAATGTTTGAATTTTCGGCCGTGTTTGCGCATATCCTGTTCGTCCAATTTGCGGATGTTTTTCAACAATTCCACCATTTTCGGTGCGTAGTCTTTCATGTCCGCGCGCACCTTTTTCGCGGAGAAATCCGGGCTATCGAATTTATGGGAAGATTTGATTTTGCTCCAATTTGACATATTACGAATACACGCACTGTCTCGTTGAATCTCGACGGGGACTTTATCTAAATCTTTGAGTTCCGTTAAGTCGCCACGTAAATCTTGTATGATACGTTTGGCAGTATCCTCCATCGTGGTATCGCCTCTAATAATATCTTGTTGCTCGTCCAATATGCGTTGTTTGCTTTCCTCCAAAATAACACTAACCGACAAAGGAGAATTCATACTTGCACTATATACAGTATGCATATGTATTTTTGGTAATATCCCCGGATATTATCAAATTATGTGTGTATGTTTTATTCGGCTTGGTCTTCGCTGTATATCGCCAACGTCCGCGCGCTGGCGTCTTTGGCATCGACATACCTCGGCATCCAGAAGTGCGGAAGGATATCGGTGTTGGGATACCAATGAACAAAGATGCTTCTATAATACAACTGTTCGAGAGTGTCCGGCGGATTCTTGGAAACACGCAGTTTACGGAACGACACTGGCTGTGAACTGTCGTTGGTGTAATACGTATAATCCATTTTCACCACATAATCCTGTATAATCTCATACAACGAACGTTTGCGATGCGATACTCCATCACTAAATGCCTCTTTTCTCCGCCATAAAATCTCGGCGGGAAGATACGGCTCACCGCGCGACTCCCGACAATCAAATGCCCTCCGTATCCAATGTTTTTCGATTTTTCCGCCCCGACGCATGGGAGCGGGAATAGACAAGTAATACTGGACAAAATCGCGGTCGAGGAAGGGAGTGCGGGGTTCGAGACCGTGCGACGAAATCGATTTGTCGGAACGCAATACATCGAATGCGTGTATTTCGCTCAATAATCGGCGGGTTTCGCGGTCGTATTCGAGAGTGTCGGGGCAGGCGCGCATATACAAGTATCCGCCCATCAATTCGTCGGACCCGTCGCCATTCAGGATGACTTTGGCGCGGCTATGTGCCGCAATATATTTCCCCAATAAATAATTGCCAATACTCGCTCGCACCGTGGTCGTATCATAACTCTCGATTGCCCGGATGACTTCCGGAATGGCGTCGAGGAAATCCTGTTCCGATACGACGATTTCGGTATGTTCGGTGCCTAAATGTTCCGCGACGATGCGGGCATACCGCAAATCCTCCGACCCTTCCAGCCCAATACTGTATGTTTCTACCGGAGGAAGGCCGCATCTCCGGCGGTAATCGCATACAATCGAGGTAACCAAACTACTGTCCAGTCCACCAGACAATAAACAGGCCACTGGGCGTTCGGTACATTCGCATCGTTTCTCGACCGCGCGTATAAATTTAGCACGCAACTGGCCGCAAATCTCGTCGTCGTCTCTCTCGCCCTTTCCAATATACGAAATACCGGGAGTGAAATACCGGGTTTGATGAAACACATTCGACCATACTCCCGAAACGAACCGGAATTGGGAGTATGTGCCCGGCTGGAAATGCGTGGAGATAACGGGATAATATTGCGGAATCATTTTGAGCTCGGATGAAAATATTGGCGCGTGTACTTGTTCCGACTCCGAAAAAGTAGTGTATAACGGTCGAACGCCGAAGGGGTCGCGCGCAACAAACGCAGTGTTGCCGTCGATTAGAACAAACGCGAATTCTCCGTCCAATACCGAGAGTGTGTATTCCATCCCGTATTTTTTATACAAATGAATAATGACCTCGCAGTCTGAACCAGTGCGCGGCGAGATATTCATTTCGGCATATAACTCTCGATAGTTGTAGATTTCGCCATTACAAATGAGCCGAATATCCCCCGAACAAATCGGCTGGTCCGACTCTGGATTTAGACCGTTGATTGCTAATCGGTGAAACCCCAATAGGACTGACTGATACGTTGATAATTTAGACGTTTCGGGTCCTCTGCCGCGCCCCTTCATAAACGCATTATATAGATTGTTTAGTTCCACGGGCATGTTGACCGGATACACATTGTCGGTCAGCATCTTTCCATGCGAGTCCCAGTAAGGCGACGAACCAATGGGAACGGATGGCGTCGACCCGACATTAAACAAAGCAAAGATTCCACACATCGAGAGTTTACGTTATCGTAAATCAAAATGTTTGTTTATATATTTTACAAAACATATACACTTATAATATACTATACTATGTCTTATCCAGTTCAGAACATACCTTCTATTGCATACTTGGAACACAATTCCGTTCCACAAATTCCTGATTCGGTGGTGGGAGCGGATGTAGAGGGGGCGAGATATAGCGAAATCGCCGAAAATGTCTCTTCTTCTGCGGGGGCGAAGTTTATTGCGCTAAACGGCCACGAGTTCGGTGCTATCCCGAGTTCGACGGGTAAAACGCAGTTGCCGACGATTCGTACTCCCGTTGCTGATGCCAAGAAAGCCCCCGTCAGGTCGAAAGAGAGTGATTACATTTTCCAATTTTATGTGGGTTCACTCTCAGTGGTTGGATTGTTGTGTCTGTTTCGGTTTATTCAGAAGAGCTAAGTAGGGGGACCCAGGTCGAGATTCCCGGGCCAAAGCCCGGGAATCGAAAAGCGCGACCGGGGCTTTGGGCCCCGGCCGCTTCCCCCCTACGACCCCCTCCTTACTGGCGCTTCTTGTTCCACGGCTGACGCCGTGGAACGAAAAGCAACAACCAGCAAGCGATTGTATGAGAATCTATATCTCTGCCGGGCTTTAGGTCGTCGGTTCAAATTATAATACAAGATAAAATACCAATGTAGTACACTATTTTCAGCGCCGCTTTCGATACACTATTCAATATTTTAGAAGATTTATTCGATATCGTTTTCAATATATTGTCTTCTGGTGTTTCTTCCTCTATGATGTGCGTAGGATGAATTTTATTGTATTTTTTGATAATCATTTCCTTTTTTACACCTTCGTTGGTTTTCGTTATAATAAAGTGTTTTTCATATAACAGTTCCTTTATTTGGTCAAACCCCACATTTTTATTATATTCTTTCTCGACATTTGCGCCTGACATGGAATGTCGACGTGTAGGAGAATCGCGACTGAATTGAAACGACTCATTCTCATCTACTTCATTTGGAAACGTATATCGCGCTTTTCTTTGCCGTTGCCGATGGTTATGCTTATGTCTTATTCTGCTTTCTACTTGGTATTCCATAATTGGCGCCATTTTGCAATATCGGTTGATAATATATATAACCAAATTAATAATTCAAAAATAATAATAAAAATCATCTCTGTAATTACACCCATATATTACAGATTCACAGCAACAATCCGCAATCGATTGTATGAGAATTAATGTTTAGACGCGGGAACTGATGCCTATGCTTCGCAATGGCATCAGTTCCATCGTCTTGCCATATATGCTGGTCATGTGGATTTTAATCCACACGACCAGACATTAATAAATTGTCATACAACATTATTATATTTATACTCTCGGCAAGAACCTCGGCAAGAACCTCGGCAAGAACCTCGGCAAGAACCTCGGCAAAGACCTTGGGTACGATATTTGTCTCCGACCAAGGTCGTTGGAGATACCCTGACCAAAGCCCCGCCAGGGCTTATGCCCTGGCTGGTTTGCCGAGGTCTTTGCCCGATATGAAAAAAACATACATATAATATATAATCCAAGAGTATTTATTATGTACAAAATGATGTTTAGCAGACAAAATGTAAACAATGCGGTTTTATCCAGCACAAAGGCCATGCCCGCAAAAGACTTGACGTCCGATGGAACGGCCGATTTTGCGCTCGGAAGATACGCATATAGCGAAACGGTTCCGTCCGTTGCAAATACTCTCGACCAAACCCGTACCAAAAAATGGTACGGCAACGGGAGTCGCGATGCGTCCCAGATTGCGGTCAATCGTCGTGTCAGCGAAATTGGAGTGGGGTCGTTGAATGCGTCCAAGAGCAACATGTCGTTTGTTTCCAATGTCGAAAAAAACACGAGAATCGATGCGTTAGCCCGCGTACGCGGCGGCGGAGCGGTCGTTCCGCCCAAATCCCGTCATCGTCCAGGGCAAAGCGGCGTTCCTATCGCGACCGCCGCCCGCGTACCGCTGATTCGGACCATACATCAATTACCGATGGTCCATGCTCGGTATAAATAAAATAAAAATAAAAATAAAAAATGTCTATCGAATAAAAAATCGCCATATACAATATAGTTAGCCATGCAGAAATATTTAGTCGAATTCTTGGGCGCCGTCCTCTTTGTCTACGTGATCCTCGCCACCGGAAACCCACTCGCTATTGGTGCGTCTCTTGCTCTCATTATTATGTTAGCCAGCAGCATTTCGGGCGGACATATTAACCCCGCTGTGTCCATTACGATGGCCGCCGCTGGCAAACTCCCCGTCAATGACGTGGTGCCTTACTGCTTGGCACAAATCTTGGGCGGCCTTGTCGCCTTGGAGGTGTACAAGCGATTCAAACTGTAAGTAGGGAAACCTACGGTTTCCCCTACGACCCCTTCCCTTACTGGCGCTTTTTGTTCCACGGCTAACGCCGCGGAACGAAAAGCAACAACAAGGATAGCAGTTGTATGAGAATCTATAACTCTCATACAATAATACTCTCGGTATAGACCTCGGTAGGGACCTCGGGCAAGACCTCGGCAAACCAGCCAGGGCATAAGCCCTGGCGGTTTCTCGATACCCGGGCTTTGGCCCGAGTATCTCCAACAATCTTGGGTGAAATATATGTCTTCGACCCGAGGTCTCACCCGAGGTCTTTGCCGAGGTTCTTGCCGAAAATATACATATAATAATAGTTATATGTATGTTTGTGTGAGGTATCAATGATTTTGCTTACAATGCCATCCTTACGGTGCGCGAAGCGCACCCAGAAGGGAGGGGGTCGTAGGGGGAACCGTAGGTTCCCCTACACGATAGGATCGCCGTATTTCTTGAAGCATTGGACCTTTTGGACAGCCTGTTCGACCAAACCGACGGGTTTTTCGCCAAAACAACTGACATATCCCTTCTCTTGGGTTAATTCAGCCAACGATTCGCGAACATCCTTTTCGTCGGATTTGCTCATTGCGCCGCATTGTCCAACAATATCATTGATTTCCTTGGCGGAGAGCTTGGCGTGTGAGGCTGATGCCGCGCGAGCAGCAAGAGGTGCGCGAGGTTGAGTGGGGCGACTACTATGACGCACGCACTTTCCGGTCTTCTTGTTTCGGCGAGTTCCGCGAGGGCATCTGCGGCTTTTGGGAGAAGGTGGGGTAATAGGGCTAACAGCTGGAGTGCGCTTTGCGGATTGGCATAATCCGGTCTTCTTGTTTCGGCGAGTTCCGCGAGGACAACGTGGCATTCTATAATTATATATACTACGCAGGTTTTTTCCTCTAAAAAGGGTATAAACGCGTTGTTCGTATACAAATATACCACCGCGAAAAAATGAGTTTCGAAGAAGTAAGTGATATGTATGTGTTGAAACGCAATGGGTCAACGGAGATTGTGGCATTTGACAAAATCCTAAATAGGCTCAAAAAGATTGGAAAGGAGACAATTATGGGCGTTGGCAACCTAAAAATCAACTATACCACATTGACGATGAAAGTCATCGACCAATTATACGACTGCATTCACACGAAACAAATCGACGAACTCAGTGCCGAACAATGCGCCTCATTGGCATCAACGCATCCCGATTATAATTCTCTCGCCGGCAGAATTGTCGTGTCCAACCACCAAAAAAACACGTCGAGTTTATTCAGCGAAACCATGCGTCAGTTATATACTCATGTTGACCGCAATGGCAATGCGTCGCCCATGATATCGGAATTGGCCTACACACTCTCGCAGCGATTTGCGGCGGAGTTGGACGAAATGTGCGTATACGATCGCGATTATTTGATTGATTATTTCGGGTTCAAGACTCTCGAACGTGCGTATTTGTTGCGTGTGAACAAACGTCCCATCGAACGTCCTCAGCACATGTGGCTGAGAGTCGCGCTGGGCATCCACGGCGACGATTTGGCGAGAGTCAGAGAGACCTATGATTTCATGTCGCAGAAGTATTTCACGCACGCCACGCCGACTCTCTTCAATTCCGGCACTCCCCATCAGCAACTCTCGAGTTGTTATTTGATTGCGATGGAAAATGACAGTATTGATGGTATATACAATACACTCAAGGAT